GGGGTTCTTAATATGAGGATAATGCTCGTCCATGATAATGTAGAATGCCATCCTCATCAAAATTGAATTGATAATAGAGTTCATTTCAACTGTCAGAGGTTGACCAGATGGTTGCCCACTGGTAAATTGCAAAAGATTACCCTCCCAAATCATAACGGGAGAGACAACGGATGACAAAGCACCACGAAGATATTCAAGATCGCTATCACTAGCACCAAAATCTTTATAAATCTTCATAATAATGGCTGCTGCTTTATCCATCAATGCACTAGGTAATTGAGTATCATAACCTGAAAAATCTCCACAAACAAATTGTGTATATTCTCCATTATTGGTTAGATAATCATACAACTCTTCCCATTCATGTGATGTTGCATTAACTCCAACAAAGCATTCAGATGCTCTTTGGTGCCTCAACACATGTTTAATAGGAATAATCGCTCTAGTAGCACTGATGAAAAATGTCATATCATTTCCATATACAGAACGAGTTTTCTCAGCTGCCTTTTCCCAAGGTAGCAACTCATTCACCTTAGAAGCTCTAACAAAAGGATCAAAAGTTCCTTTCCCAGATCTCCAAGTTTCCTCAACTTTCTCAAGATCATCCATAATATAATCTTTCAATTGTCGAGGATGTAATGGAACTCCATTCTCATCACACTCAAGATGTTTTGTTTTGGATCCCCCATAACAAATTCCTGATGATGTACTATTAGGCATTCCACGAATAATACCTGTGGTATCGCCATCAATAGCTTGCTGAATCGAACGAACTGAAAAGAATTCAGAATCATTCTGGTAATAATCATTAGCAATTGAATAAATAGTTTCACCATCGACATTCTTGGTATGAAGGTAATCTTCTGCTGCCCTATCCATCAATGCGATAGGAACATCAGTTTTCGGCGTATTGTATTTGGCTAATGTCGTATTAATTTGCAACTCTCCATTTTCATATTTTGGAGGACGAGATTGAATATCACCAAACTGTTCTGCAACAGCTTTATTATGATTTTCAAAATAATGTTTCTCAGCCCTAGGTTTGTATAAAACACCCCCAGCGGCTAGAACAGTCCCCAAAGAAACTATAGGAGTTGCATCGACATCAAGAGCTTGCTTGACATAATCAGTAGATTGGTCCACAATAGAAATCTCTTTCAGATTGTTCTTAAAAACAGGTTCCGAAGGAATAGATTTAACAAAATAATCTTTTGATTTCATTGCTTCCCTAGCCTCGTCAAGCATACCCTTATC